TTATTAGGCTTGTTTTTAACTTTGACAAAAACCCTGCTTTCATTTGGTACAACTTTTTTAATAGGTGTGCCCTTCCTCTGTCTTTTATAGGTTTCTATTTTGTAGCCAGTGCCAAGCTTTGAGCATTTTTTAACTTGTGCTAACCACTCTGGCCAGCTTGTCGCCTGGTTGCATTGGTTGATAAAAACCTTTGAGCCTTCACCTTCATTAATTGACCAGCTTGGATAATTATTCTTTTTGAATAAATTTGTTTTTTTAAACATTAGCTAGCCCTCGCCATTGATTGCTTAAAAGCCTTCATGTGCTCGTCATAACAGTATTTATAAAAATCATCTGCTACAGCTCCCACCAGGCCAGACTTACTGTAAATAGTGACATCATAAGAATGATGACTAATTACTTTAATTGAAAGCGTCTGGTCTAAATAATCGCCTCCATAAGTTAAGATATAACTATATTCGCTGTCACCAGCTAAAGCTGAACTTAACCTATAAAGTGGCCTGTCCATGTCTCCAATATAGATACCCCTTTGTCTGGTCATCATATCTTTAATGAGTGCTGGAGCATTTACATTATGTTTAATCAATGTTGCAAGCTCATAACCCCCTTCAGATATATAGTTGTCATGATGTCTGTAAAAAACTACTTTTGTAGCTCCATACTTAATTATTACATTACCTCTAGTGCTCATTATTTGCCCTCCATGATTTCTTTAAATTCATCTAGGTCGGCTCCATCATCACTAAAGTCAGAACGACTTAAACCCATTCCAGCCACCTCCATGGCCTCCTGGATTTCTTTTTCAGTCATGCTGTCTAAAGGATTAGTTTTTGTTTTTTCTTTATACTCACTGTCTGCCCATGTGTTGCCATTAGCTATGCAGGCTTCACCAGGTGCACCAGTTAAGCTGTATATCTTGCCAGCTTGTGGCTTGTCTTGTTTGCTTTTTGTCATTGTATGTACTCACTTTCTAAAACAGCGTAATTGGTTGATTTATATTTTAGCTACGCTGGTGTAGTAGTTATAATATAGCTACGCTGGTGTAGTCAATACATATAATTAATTATTTTTAGTAGATTAGAACTATTATAAACTAGCTACGCTGGTGTAGTTTATGCGTCTATTTCAAATCTTAAGCTTTTTAACTGTGCCATTGTCTTTGGGTCTGTTGATGATGCCTCTAATATAATGTTAGTTCCATCATTGTCAGTTATTTCTGCACCAGCTTGAAGCATAGATTTCAAGTCATTCGCCAGGCTCTCGGCTTCAATTATAGCTTCTCCGATGGTTTTAGCTTCGTTAAAATACTCTCTTGTTTGTAGTGTTAATCTGTAATTACTCATTTTATATAATCCTTTGTTTATTGTTAATATTGTTATGACTTTAATGTATTAACGCTAATCCATATTCCAAGAGGCTTGAAAAAATATATTTATTAAAAACAGATAAGAGCACACAAGCGAGCAATAAAAAAAAGCTGTTGTTTTGTGTAATAATTAAAGGTTTATGTCTGTTAAGGATGTAAAGTCTACTGACAAAGTAAGCAATACCAATATTTCTAGGCCATTATAAATAAAAAAACTGTGCATTAGTGCACCCCCTGGTCTATTTTTTGTAAATTAGGCAGGCAAAGGGGGTTATTTTTTCCTGGCATATTGCGTGACCTCAACAGAAATTTATACCAAATTATTCTATATCGGCTTTATCAAATAAAAACTCAAAGAAACCACCAAGCTTTTGTTTCATATAGTTCTCATAACTAATAACTTTTGATTTCTTTTGTTTAGTATTGTCTACTACTAAAGCTAATTTAGGCTTATGTAGTTTAAAATAGGTTTGTTCTTTAGGTGTAGGTAGCTGATTAAGGCTATCACTATCCATTAATTTACATAGATATATAATATTATTAATATTCATAATTATAAAACAGTGAAAGCTAATGCTCTCTAGTAGTTTACCTGGGGGTATAGCTAGTGTTGCACCCCATATCTAATAGTGTCCATGTGTTATTACATCCATTTATTAGATTGTTTTTTATTAAAAGGTTGTGTGTCCATAAAGGTCTCTAGTTCTTCCTTCAGGAGCTCCTGTCGTCTGTTTATATGAGCAGTCTCCTGGTCTCTGACCAGTTGGTCTGTCCAATATCTACAAGCCATTGAAAGGACATCTAATCTATCATCTATTGCTAATGAACCTTTTAATCTTCCTATTCGGCTCATTTGATAAAACAATTGAAACCTTAAGGCTTTCTCTACAGAATACATTTCGTTAGAACTGTTGTAGTCTTTGTGCACTACATTAGCATCAACAATTAATCTATGCTGTTGCATCAAAGGTTCTAATGTATCTATAATTCTTTTCTCTTTAGCTTCTTGGTGTCTAATTTCTTCAATGGTGACTGGATATGTTTTGGTGACAAAAGGATGTAGTAGTTTTGTAAACATACCACCTCCATAGTTCTCCTCAACCAAGATTAAATTTACTTGTTGTTGTTTAGCTATGTTAGCAATAGTCTGAAGTGTCTTATCGGTATAACCACCGATTAAACCACCAGCATCGGTGATATAAACATTTCCATTCAGCATTTTTGCACAGCAATAACTGGTTTCGTTTTCACCTCTCCCACTAGGGTCAATAGCTAAAACTGAACCTTGGTAATCTAACCAATCACCTTGAATTTGCATCGGCCTATAATAAGCATCGGAATGCAATCCTACACAAGGAAGTTCCTCATGTTTAAGTTCTGGACTAGAAGCCCATATAACTTTCTCTGGAGCTGTCGCTGGGTTCAGTGACATAACTACCAAGTCAGATAATTTTAATGGATATTTGTCTTCATCACTTATGGATGTATCCAACATGAATTGAAGATTGAAGCCTGAAGCTCCATAACTTAATTGTCTTTTAAACAAATCTTCTTCATCAAATCTCTCTGCATCTGTAGGTTTTCCTATAATATCATCGTTCCAAGTATTTCTAATAAATGGAGCTAAAGTTTTTCCAAAGTTAGATACTTGTTTTTTTGTAGGATACCTGGCTGTCCATATTCTTTGTTTATAACCTCTTGTAGGTAAAACATTATATAAAGACATTTCAGTCTGCATAGTACCAAGAAATATTATGCGACCTTGGGGTTTAAGAATACTTTCGAACTCTTTAACTTGTTCTGAAAGTTTATCTCTCATACCCATTGTTGCAGAGTTATTAGCACTTTCTACATCGTCTGCGATTACAAGGTCGCTACGACTACCTGTTAATTGTCCTGTAATTCCCAGAGACTTCACACTTGGTGCATGACTTGCACGAGCAGGTTTTACATCGAAACTCACCTTGGATTGTCTTTGACTATCACTAGGTTTTAGGTGAGTTAAAACATCAATCTCGTTAATCAATCGTAGCGTAAATGTTGAAAAATCATCTGCTCTATTTTTAGAAGCAGATACTACTAATATATTTAATTGTGGGTTTAATAATAATTGGTGACAAACATAAGCACTTGTTATCCAACTTTTACCAACACCTCTAAACGCATTTATAATAAGTCTCTTTTCTTTAGACTGAAGATAATTAGCTATATCGTACTGTATTGCAGTAGGTCTAGGTAAAGCTAAATGTTTCCAGACTAGGTATAAGAAGTTTCTAAAATCTTTTAATTTAGTTGGTATTTGATTTTCCATGTAGAACTATTTCCTCTTCACTATTAAATGGAAGTTCATCCACTAAAGATTTAAGTGGTGAGTTGTCTGTTGGAATAGCCTCAATACCATTGTCTTTTAAAAATTGTCTTGCAACATTTAAGTCAGAAGATTTTGCTTCTGGGTCTTTTACCCTCTTTAACAATTCTGTTGCTAACACTTCATGTAATTCTTTTAATGTTTTAGTCATTTATAATTCTTAATATTTTTTTAGCACCCATATAGACTTCTGTTTCAGCTTTAAGTTGCTTACAAACAAATCTTACTCTTTCTGGGTTTACTTCATTTTTTGCAATACGAGCTGATTTCATACAGCTTGATAATTTGTCTTTATAAGTATGCTCAACAATTTCTCCATTTAAAAACATTAGTAGAGCAAAAACAGTCTCAATCATTAATGGTCTCCATTTGAAAATTGTCTTTGTTTATCTTTTAATTTTTCTACATCTTCCTGTAGCTTCTCAATAATTCCTTGTTGAAATTCAATAAGGATATTTTGTTCTTGGTCATTTGCAGACATACCCATTTCTCCTCTCGGATATTTAATAGAAAATTCAACTACACTTTCTAAATCTTTTTCAATCATTAATAATTTAGTTGAATGATTATTTAGTTTTTCTGTGACACCAAAATAAGCCCATACTCCAATTGCTACAGCTCCAATGATACTTATTAAGTTTTTCATTGGCATACTTATTGAAGTCTGCTCTGAAATCTTCATTATAAAACTTTTCCTTTGTTGATACCTTTTTTGACTACATATCTTTGTGTACCATTTGCACCAATATCAACTTCTTTTCTTAAATTTTTAAATATATTTTTTTCTTTTAATTCTTTTTCAATTCTTTTTTTGAAGCTTTCTAACAACTTAATGTCTCTCATTTTTTCTTTTTCTTTTTACAATTAGGAAAATCAAAAGTTAAAACTTCTTCCACCTTCATAAACAATTTGTCTATGCTACTAAAAAATTTATAAAAAAATTTATCAATCATATTTAATTTCGTTGCAAAAATAATTCATATAGAGTTTTTTTTCGTCAATGCTTTGTTGCATTTCAGTAGAAAAAGTTTGAATAAATTTACCTCCAGCTCCTACACATTCAGACCAACTATTAAATTCTGTTGGTAATGTTGCTGTGTTATTACAGAAGCCTGTAATTGAAGAACATATTGTAAAAGCTAAAATAAACTTCATGCTCTTCCTTGTTTGTTGTATTTCTTAAAAGAACGCTTTGAATTTTTATTTAATGACTTTGTGTGTCTACCTGGTCTTTTTTTTGCTTTTGGTCTGGGTTCAAAATGAACAAATTTTTGTTTAGCCATCCCAGGTGAAAAAACCTATTACACCTGCTACTAATGTACCAAAAAATACTAATACGCTTATCGCACCTTTACCTTTAGATACATCTGTTCTTAAACATTTTACTTCTGTCTTTAATTCTTTAATTGCTTCATGCAACTGTTTCATGCGTTCAGCACAAAGTTTCTCATGGCTTGAAAGTCTAACCCCAGTAGCGACTTCGCTAAACTCTTTAGGTGTTAAAACTTTCTTCCTTGCCATTTGATTATAGAACTATTGTATTAACTTCATCTTCAGTTA